AATAATGGCACAAAAAGTCAAACTTGATTTATCCCAATTTAAAGCTTCTGGAGTTTATACCTTGGAGTTCGATGCGTCAGCGAACGTCATCTTAACAACTCAGACCATTCGTCTGGTGGTGGGATTCTCTAATAAAGGTCCTTTCAATGCTCCTGTGTACATTCCGGACGTCACAACGGCTCTGGCTATCTTTGGGGACATCGATAGAACACTCGAAGCAAAAGGTTCTTTCTTTCAAAGATCCATCTTCACCTGTCTGAATGCAGGACCAGTCTTCGCTCTAAATCTTCTGAGACTTAACAGCGACGACAGCAGTCCAACTGCAGATAAAACCCCTTATTTCGGGTATTCTGTAGACACTGAGCAGCCAAACGGGATCCTTCGTGACAAGCTTCTAGCTTCTTACTATAACAAGGAGAGATTCTGGTATGCAGATACCAACTATTTCTTGGCAACTAGATCTATTGTCGACCAGGGAAGAATTTTCAACCTAGTAAATCTTGGCTCTACGGCAATGTCTGTGATAGTTAGAAAATCAACAGATGCTAATCCGCCTCTACAGGGATATGATATTTTTGCAATTGATTGGTATGGAGCAGGAAACGTTCCGTCTTATGTTAACCCATACGACTACATTTCTGACTGGTTCATTGATGTAATCGCAGTTGCAGGGGATTGGACAGACTATACAGCCCTTTCTCAGGACCCACAGTGGAGCAGCTTCTTTACCCCTAATGGATTCATCAAGAGTCAAATGACTAACTTCTTGAACCAACAGGACGTTGAAATCGTCTCTATTACAACCGGATGTTTGATTATCGACTTCGTTAACCTAAACGGAAACAACGAGTACATTCAAACCCTTATCAATAACAATACACCAGCTAACGGACTATTCTGTGCAGTTGATGAAGAAGCTTTGGAAAACCTTTGTACCAACCCATACAAGGTTGACTTGGTTGGTAACCACTTGATCGACGAACTTTCCGGAGACAGAGATATTGCTGATGCCAAGCTTAATTTCTTGAGCTATGACCAGAATCTTCTTCAAGATTATCTATACACCCAGAACTACTCTATTCTAACAGACGGATCGGGAGAAACTGGACCAGTTGGTAGCCTATATTGTCTTCCTGGTTTCAAAGCATCCACTACATTTGGTGGAACAGCGGGTATCTCTGAATATGGATTCCTTCCGTATGATCCAGCACAATATGTTGCAGGCCTACACTTCTTAATTGGAGTTACTGGAGCTTCTGGACCTTTCTCAGGAATTGGTGCAGCCGGTTTACAGGATCTTAAAGATTTTTTAACTCCTACCTCTACCTATAACCCCTACGTAGTTGGACAGATTACTACTCTACCTGCAGGCCTAACAGGCTCTGTTATAAACCAATTCTCTCAGGGAGATCTAGTAAAACTTAAGGTTGCCAATGTTAACGAAGTTAATGGAAATCTTCAGATTGCATTTACCCACCCTCTGGACACCACCCAATATAGAAACCTTGGTGTTGTAGTAACTCCGCATTCTTCAGATTACGGAACTACAACCTATGCTCCTTTTGGAATAACTGGAGATATTGGAGCAACTGCAACCTACCAGTTCGGAGCTTCAGATTCTCTTGGAATCCAGTTCACTCTAGGACCAGGTGGAACCGGAGCAACTTCTACTTCTGCTCCAACCGGATATGCTAATGCACTAGTTGGACAGATCACAACTCCTTTCTACCAGAACGTTCTTTTTGCAGAGCTACAGGACGGAGATACAATCTACCAGAATGCAGCAGGGACAAATCTTCAATACCTTTCGTACAATCAAGACGTTGATAGAGATCAGTATTCAATCTACTATGCATTTGGGTACACCAACATTTCTAGAACAGGAAACACACTAGAGGGAATTACCAACTTTGGATCATCTTTCCCTTCTATAGACAATGGACAATTTGCAGGATACCCAGCAACAAACAAACTAGATATTATCTCTTCTGTTGCAAGTATCAACGAATACATTGATGTTAACGGAGGAATTGCAGGTAAAACCAGCGTTACTTCCTTTAAGATGGACAGCTCGTTATTCACTGTTTCGGTTGGAGATCTTCTAGTTTCTACCGACCAAGATCTATGTCAGATTGAAAATACCAACAGACAACAGAGATTGACTAAAGTTACATCTGTAGCTACCACTTCTCTAGGTAATATAGTAACTGTTACAACTGCTAGGCCAATCTACTTCTACTCAGGAGGAGATACAGGACTTCAAGTTCAGAAGTTCCAGTCTATTCCACAGTTTACAACTTCATTTGACTTCACATATTTGGAGGGATTCCAACTATCTGATTTCCATAGACCTAACGGAACTGATGCTAGAGTAACCGCGATCCTGGATGTTATGTATAACACAAACATAGCAGCAACTCTTGCAACCAAAGACGTTATCTCTTTCAGATACATCGTGGACACATTCAGTGGAGTAATTCTTCCTAACTCTAAGTACCAGTTGAGTAAACTGGCTATGATGAGAGGACAAGCACTTGCTTTGATTAATGCACCTTCGATGGCTCAATTCCAAGCTTCTGTAGATCCTAGATTTACTGCAGCTCCTACCGCAGCAGATCCATATCCATCTCTACAAACTCAATACATTGCAGATGGTGGTAACTTATCTCTGAACCCAACCTACACATTCTCGCTTCCACCTCAAGCATTAGGTGCTTCTTACGCAGCATACTACGCTCCTTATATCACTCTAAGAGAGAACAATAGAAACGTAAACGTTCCACCAGCAGCATTTGTTTCCAACAACTTCGTTGCTAAATTTGCAAATGGTGAACCATACGCTATCGTGGCAGGTCAGAAGAGAGGAACAATCGCAGGAACAAACCTAGTCGGAGTTGAATATGACTTTACTCTAGAAGACAGAGGATGGTTAGAGCCTTTCGGTATCAACCCAATCATCAAAAAGAGAGGACTTGGTGTTGTTATCTTCGGTAACCAAACTGCTTACCAGACAGTTAATTCTGCATTCAGCTTGGTTCACGTAAGAGATCTACTGATCAGCGTAGAGAACGACGTGGAACAAATTCTTTCTAACTACCTATTCGACTTCAACGAAGATTCTATTAGACTTGAAATTAAGACTCTGGTGGACAACTACCTTGACGGAGTTAGATCGGGTGGAGGAATTTATGCTTACCAGGTAATCATGGATGCTTCGAACAACCCTCCTTCAGTAATCGATCAAAATATCGGTATCATCGATGTTATTCTTGAGCCTGCAAGAGGAATCCAGAAGTTTATCAACAGAATTACTGTTACTAGAACAGGAGGTATTGCAGCAGGAGGATTTATCCAGTTTGCATAACCTAGAATTTTTAGCAGCAGCAAAGAAGCAGATAAATATAGAAAATAAGAAAACGAACTAAATGGCTGGATTACCACATTATCAAAATTCACTGTTTGGGATAAACAATTACGAACCTGTTTACCTCAACCAGTTCGAGGTTCTAATTACCCCTCCAGGACCAGTTTTGGGCGGGCAGATCCTCGTTCAGCAGGTAACAAATCTCAGCGGATTAGAAGTTGATAAAACACCTGCACCAATCGAGCAAAGATATAAGTTTGCAGTTAGAAACTATGCTGGTGCAAAACCAGATCGGACAGTATTTGATCTGTCTCTTAGTTTTACGGTCAACTTAAACGATGCTAATTCCATGTACGTGTTCAAAACCCTAAGACAGTGGACAGACTTGATTTACAACCCTCTGACAGGTGCAATGGGCGTGAAGAGAGACTATATCGGATCTATCGTTATTTCCGTCTTTAATAAACAGGGAGATGTATTTAGAAGAATTACCTGTAAGGACTGCTTCCCAACTTCTCCTCTGACAGTAATGGAGCTAGATTATCAAGCTACTGATATTTATAACGTTACTATGACATGGGCAGTAGACTATTGGGACGATCAATTCCTATAAAATAACAAAGAGAAATGGCAGGACTACCACATTTTACAAACTCCGCGGCAGGAGTAAAACTATACGAACCAGTTTACCTCAACCAGTTTGAGGTTTTAATTACCCCACCACCAAGTGTTACTCTGGCTAACACTAGATTTAAGGGAGAGGGGATTCTAACCCAGCAGGTGAAGAAAATCTCTGGTCTTGCAGTTGATATTCAACCAGCAGGAGTTTCTAGTCAGTTCTACAAGTTTGCAGAGAGAAGATATGCAGGAGGTGCTCCAGCAGATACTTCAGTTGCATTCAACGTAGAATTTGAGGTGAACTTAAACGAACAGAACTCGATGATCGTGTACAAAATCATGAGACAGTGGGCAGATCTAATTTACAACCCTCTGACCGGTGCAATGGGCATAAAGAAGGACTACGTGGGATCTATGGTGGTTTCAATCTTCAATAAGCAGGGAGACGTCTTCAGAAGAATAAGTCTAAACAACTGCTTCCTGACTGCAAACATCAATCCGATGAATCTAGATTATAATGCAGGTGAAACTCTCTACACCCTAGAAACCAGCTGGAAGGCAGACTACTGGCAGGATCAATTCCTATAAACTTAAAAATTAAAACTAAATGAAAAATTTATCAGATTTTAACTCTTTTGTTCAGGCCATCAACGAAGCAGCACCATGGGATCCTAAGAAAGCCCAGACCGCTATCGATGAGATAATGAAGAGATATAAGGAGAATAAAGATGCAGAACCTACTGGTCTTAGCTTTGCTAACATTCAAAAGGTATATGGAAAAATTGACAATCAGACTAGATTTAGAATTGCTCAGGCTCTTAAGTTGATTGGGAAGAATTTTTTCCCTGTAAACAGTGCCAGCCCAGATAAATCTGCTAATGACAGATTTGAAAATTCGAAGGGAGATTCATCGGATTTTTTCTTTACCTATTATGTTGGGGAAAAAAATCA